TGGATATGTAAAACTGACTAAAGAAATAGCTGCATCATATAAAAAGAATGGTATATTATGATAGATAAAGATTTTGCAGTATTTATTTTAACTTATGGTAGAGCAAATAATGTTAAGACATATAAAACCCTAAAAAGATTTGGATATACAGGAAAAATATATTTAATATGTTCAGATGATGATAAGCAAATTAAAGATTATAAAGAAAAATATAAAGATCAAGTAGTAGTATTTTCTAAAAAAGATTATAAAGATAAATTTGATATTGGAGATAATTTTGATGATGAAAGAGTTGTAGTATATGCTAGAAACTCTTGTTTTAATATTGCAAAGAAATTAGGTATAACATACTTTTTAGTATTAGATGATGACTACACAGACTTTAGCTATAGATTTAATGATGAATTATCTTACAATAAAGGTAGAGGTTATATAAATAAAGTAGATGATATATTTAAAGCAATATTAAAATATTATAAATCAATTCCTGCAAAGACTATAGCACTATCCCAAAATGGAGATTGGATAGGTGGACAACATAGTGGTTGGGCAAAAGAATTAAAGCTTAAAAGAAAATGTATGAATAGCTTTTTTTGTAGTACAGAAAGACCATTTAAATTTATGGGTAGAATAAATGAAGATGTTAATGCTTACACATTACTTGGAAGTACAGGAGATTTATTTTTAACTATACCTAATGTTTCTTTAAAGCAAACAGATACACAAAGTAATGATGGTGGATTGACAGACATTTATTTAGATCAAGGAACTTATGTAAAGTCTTTTTATTCAGTAATGTTTTGTCCTTCATCTGTAAAGGTAGGTATGCTAAATACTGAAAGGTCAAGACTACATCACAGAGTAAGTTGGAACAATGCAATCCCTGTTATATTAAATGAAAAATATAAAAAACAATGAACAAAGATAGACACATAAAAAAGGAATCAATATTAGCAGCATTAGAAAAGTCTTTAGGTGTTGTTACTGTAGCTTGTAAACAAGCAGATGTACCAAGATCAACATATTACAAGTGGTTAAATGAAGATGAGGAATTTGCAAAGGCAGTTAAAGATATTGAAAACATTGCATTAGACTTTGGAGAAAGTCAATTACATAAACAAATAGGAGATGGTAATACATCAGCTACTATATTCTTTTTAAAAACTAAAGGAAAGAAAAGAGGTTATGTAGAAAGAAATGAAGTAGATCTTACATCAGGAGATGAACCAATTAAAATTAATGTAAATATCAAAGGGGTTGAATATTGATACTGAATTTACTCATACTCAAGGACAAGCAATAGAATATCTATTTGACAAAAAAACAACAGAAGTATTATTTGGTGGTGCAGCAGGTGGAGGTAAGAGTTGGGTAGGTTGTAGTTGGTTGATTCTATTATGTATTAAATATCCTAAGACTAGGTACTTAATGGGCAGGTCTAAGCTAGATAGTTTAAAAAAGACTACTCTTAATACTTTCTTTGAAGTTTGTCAGACTTGGGGAATCTTAGCTAATAAGCACTACAATTTTAATGCAGGTTCTAACATCATAAAGTTTTATAATGGTAGTGAGATAATACTTAAAGACTTGTTTTTATACCCATCAGATAGGAACTTTGACAGTCTAGGTTCATTAGAAATTACTGCTGCTTTTATAGATGAAGCAAATCAAATAACAGAGAAAGCAAAGAACATAGTAGCATCTAGAATGAGATATAAGTTAGATCAATATGATTTAATACCTAAACTCTTAATGACTTGTAATCCTGCTAAGAATTGGGTTTATACTCAATACTACAAACCTGCTAAAGAAGGAGTAGAGAAAGACCATAGAAAGTTTATACAAAGTCTTGTAGATGATAATCAATTCATTTCTAAGCATTATAAATCACAACTACTTACTTTAGATGAATTAAGTAAACAAAGACTATTGTATGGTAATTGGGAATATGATGCTACTAATGATAACCTAATAGAATATGATGCAATACTAAACTTATTTAATCAAACAGGAATAGAAGGAGATAAATACATAAGTTGTGATGTAGCAAGGTTTGGAAGTGATAAGACAGTTATAATGTATTGGGAAGGGTTACATATTAAAAAGATAAGAACTATGCTTAAATCAGCTATAAATGAGGTTGTAGAGCAAATAAGGTTATTACAACAACAGTATGGTGTTAGATTGACAAATATAATAGTTGATGAAGATGGTGTAGGTGGTGGAGTAAAGGACTATATGAGATGCAGAGGTTTTATAAATAACTCTAAAGCTTTAAAAGGAGAAAACTATCAGAACTTAAAAACACAATGCTATTACAAATTAGCTGATTTAGTTAATACTGCACAGATTGGAGTAGAATGTAGTGATATAAATATTAAGAATCAAATCATTGAGGAGTTAGAGCAGGTTAGAACAAAAGATGCTGATAAAGACAACAAGCTAAAGATAATACCAAAAGAAACTATTAAAGACATAATAGGCAGATCTCCTGATTATGCAGATGCTATAGCTATGAGAATGTTCTTTGAGTTAGATGCTAATTATGGAAGATATTTTGTACAATAGAAAAAGGTGCAACTCCTAAGAATTACACCTTTGAAAAACAAAAACTTTTTGAAAACGTGGACAAATATACGATTTTAAACTAAAATAAACTAATTTCTATTATATATTATGCGATTGAAAATAAATAAAGATGGCAAGGAGAGTGTTTACACAATGATAAACAGTTGGAATGATGTAACTCTTGACAAATGGGTAAAGCTTATAAGTAAAAAGGAAAAGACAAAGAGTGAAGAAGCAGTTGAAATAATAAATACATTATCTGATATACCTAGAAAGTTAATTAAAGAATTAGGAATACAAGATATAGCAGTTATATTAAAAAGAATTAGCATACTACAACAGAATGCTGATAGTAATTTAAATAGAATAATAAAAATAAATGATGTTGAATATGGATTTCACCCGAATCTTGAGGAAATCACTCTTGGCGAATATGCAGATATAGAAACATATTTAAAAAATGGATTAGAGAATAATCTTACTAGACTGTTAGCTATTCTTTACAGACCAATAACAGAAAAGGATAAAGATAATTATTCTATTGAAGCTTATGGATTGAGTGATTCTAGAATGAGGGCAAAGAAATTTGAAACTATGAAAGCAGTAGATGTAAATAATGCATTGGTTTTTTTTTGGACTTTCGTCAAAGAACTATTGAAAACTTTGCTGCCGTATTTAATGGAACAGAATCAGAAGATGCTAAGCAAACCACAGATGACCAATTCGCTGATAAGTGGGGTTGGTTTGGTGTAATGCATAGGTTGTGTAATGGAGAGATTATTAATTTAGAAAGAATAACAAATTTGGGTTTATATGAGTGTCTAACTTGGCTAACTTATGAAACAGATTTAAATGAAACTAAAGCAGTACAAAAATGACATACTTTAAAGATTATAACAACACAGTAGATACCTTAAAACAATTAGGTGCTAATCACTTTCAAATTAAAACTACAACTACAGGAGATTTGTGGACACTTGATCTTGAAAAAGAAACTATGTTTCCACTAATGCATATTAATCCTGTAAGTGCAGTAGCAGGAACACATCAAATGACATTAAACTTTCAAATATTTGTAATGGATATTGTATTTCCTGATTTGTCAAATGAACAAGAGGTTTTATCAGATTGCCTACAGATTTGTAATGACTTAATAGGAACATTTAAAAATGGAGAAAGTCTTTTATTATCTAATCAAGCTTTAAATGATTTGCCTAAATACTTTACAGAAGGAGATATAACAGTAGAACCATTTACAGAAAGATTTTCAAATGCATTAACAGGTTGGGTATTTACTTTACCTGTAATAATAGAAAATGAATATAACACTTGTATAGCACCACAATTAACTACAGATGCAATACATTAATGTTTAAATTTAAAATAGGAAAATTAACAATACAACTAATACCACCAAAGATAAGTTATGAATTATGAAGATTTAGTAGAGAAGTTAGAAGCAATTAGTATAGAATTAGAAACATATAATGACTATCCTAAATCTGCTAGTAACAATGCTTGTAAGGTACTTAAATGGATAGATAAATATGGTAGAGATGAAGTTAAAGGAATGACTAGAACAGGACTTGCAAGAGCCAATCAGTTGTGTTCAAAATCAAATATTTCAAGAGA